AGTTTTTTGTTTACTATTAAGAAAGCTGAACTGCTTAGTAAATGTTTCATACAAAAATATTAATGTTATGCTCATAATTTATTAAAATTTTCTTAAGTTTTTTAATTGTGTCAATTAAGTTATTAAGATTAGTTTGTAAACTATGCTCAAATCGTTTAGTCTCTACATTTAACACTATTTCTTCGTTATCTACTTTTTTTATATCTAACATTTTTAATTTTAATTTAAACTCTGTAAGTGACATACCATAATCGGCAACGTCTCTATACTCTGTTAAAATTTTATTATAAGTGTCTCTATATAAACGCCACGTGTAGTAGTACTGATGGTGCATTTCTTTATAGTGATATATGTTGGTTCTGTCTCTGTTTAAATGTTTAGCTATTGTTTTATAGTTAATTTCTTCTTCTATTAATGCAATATTAGCTATAGCCATACGCATTACAATATAAGGTTGTTTACGTGAATTGGAAGTAATTTGTTTTAAATCTGTATTGCACGCTTGCGTTGATATATTACAAATACGCTGCATTAATCTATCTTCTAAATTCATAACTAGAAAGGTAGTTTTGTGCTAGATTTGCCAAAAACCCAGTCGTAAAATATTTGTGCATTTTGTAATACGTCTTCAGTTGTACACGTTTTGTCATATTCTACTGCTGCTTTAAGACAAGACTGTTTTACTATAAGTTCTTGTCTGTCGTCAGTAGATGTATTTTGTGTATATTGACTTGGTATGTCTCTTTGTATCTTAATAGTTCCTTTTTCGTTAATCGTATAAGTTACTGATTGACCTAATTCTAAGCCGTGATTTTGTGACTTTTTGTAAATGTTACCTGTGTCACCATTGTCTAGTTCAACCTCAAACATAAATAGTTCTTTAAAATTTCCTGAAGGTTGTACGCTTTTAATATTTGCAGTTTTCATAATATTTAATTTAAAATTTTCCTACGTTAAAGGTGTAGGTTTACCTTATAATAATTGCTAATGCTTTATTATTATTGTTTTTGTGCATATTTAAATAATAATCTCGCTTTTCACTATTTTGTAAATCATATTCGTAAACACCTCGCATTTCCCAGTCTTGGGTTGCTCTATATTCTTCTATTTGTTTTTCTGTACCTATAAGTCTTACATAGTTTGCAAAACCTATATCGTTGTAATATTGGTTTGTAGCTACGTCTTGTCTTTGTACACCTACTTGTACGCCTTGTTTAAGTAGGTAGTCTTCAGCTATTATTGTTAAATCGTCCATAGTTCTTGTATTAATTTAGTTACTAAATAACCTAAAAGAAAAACAAAAGTAAACATAACAATCTTATAGTCGTATTTGTGCATAAATTGGTGAAACTTGTTTTTGTAAAAGGTTTCTATACGATATACAGGTTTATCGTGTGTGTGATTTGAGTTTGTTCTAAAGAATCTGTTAAGTTCTTTTGTAGTTAGGTTTCCTGCTACTAAATTGTTAGTAGACTTGTGGTATATATTGTGTAAAGTTTTCATATTTATATTTTTGTAGTTTCTAATAATTTAAATAATTTTTCCCTCATTTCTATATATTGCAATTTATAAGTCTCATTGTTTTGTCTTAGTCTTGCGTTATCTATTTTGTATTCTTCTAATTCTTGTACAAGTTCTTCGTGTGAAAGTTGTAAAGGAGTATTAATACTGTTTTTTGGTATATAAGTTTCCATAATTATTTTTGTTTTATGGTGCTAATATACAACTATATAAATAAGTTATCAAATTATTTTGTGTAAAAGTTATTAACAAATAGTTTGTTTATAACTCCATTAAGAGGTTAAGGGGTGTTTTACCGTTGTTTAGAATAACTGCACACCCTATTGCAGGTTTTTTACCTGCTTTAGCGTATGCAAAACTAAGGTTTGAAAAATTTATACCTGTACCTACTTGACAACCATACACTCTAAAATTTCTACCTACGTAGTGTTCTGTGTAGCATTGTGTGTGTAAATGTCCTTGTACTGTGTTCATCATGTCTGCACGACATTTAGTACGAGCTGTACCACCTTCTCCGTGAACGTATTGTACATTATCTTGTACGTATCGTTCTACAAATTCCCAATTCGGTGTTCCTAAAACTTCACTATATGATTTTAACCATGCTGAAGGTATACCACCTGTCATAGCTTTACGTGCAGCCATGCGATCATGGTTTCCGATTATTACTTTAGTGCCTTCTTCGTTAAATTCATTATACCACCTCTGAACCCTTTTTATAGCAAAATTTAGTTCGTCACCTGCACTAGGTAAATCAGGGTTTTGTTCGTGATAAGAATACCCTGCTGAATCTAAAACGTCACCTATAAATATGACTTGGTTACAATTATATGTATCGTATTGTTCTAATACCCAAGGTAAATATTCGTCTAAATCCCAAGGACAATGAAGGTCACCGACAACTAAAACGTTTCTAGTGTCGGTTTCTCTCATTTTTTTTAGTGCTACTATTTCGTGTGGTTTTAGTCTGAATCTATTGGACTGCACCTTTACCTAAATCTGCTACGCCTTGCGCACCTGTTAGAGTAACTAAAGCCCAAAATATCTCGCTTACTGCGTCTTCAGTAACACCTAATGCTCTAGCGACTGCAGGTATTACTATTGCAGCTATTGTAAACCATACTTTTTTTGACTTCAAAATTGTCATAATTAAATATTCTTTCATAATAAAAATTTAAGGTTAATAATCGTATGTCCAAATGACGTTCTGATCCTTTAAAGAATCTACGTCACAATGTATAAATGTTTCACCAATACCTATTCTATTTATACCTACAGACATAAGTGAGTTAATTAATAGGTATCTTTCTCTACTTCCGTTATATGCTATATCTGCTGCTAGTCCTTTTTTGTGTGAACTGCCTACACGTGCTTTTAAAACCTTGTCATTATAGTTTTCGGTTCTATATCCTGATGTTATTTTAAATATCATTTGTCCGTCTACTATATCACGTGCTTTGTCTAATAGTGCTACAAATTCCCGATTCATGTGTAAACCACTTTCAGGTTCGTCAGGACTTGAAAACTCATTTAAGTTAAAATACTTGTATGTCATTAATACATACTTTTTTTCTTCTTCTTTTTCTTTTTAGGCATTGTACTTTGTAAATTTATAAATAGTAAATGTTATTGCTAGAACTAAAGATACAAACGTAAGCATCTCATTGACTTGCGCCATACTTAATCCTATTGCACTAACGTTTGCTAGTCCTACCTGTGCTGTGTCTTTTATCTCGTTCATTTTTCAAATAGCTTTTTAGTGCTTTTTCGTTTTTTAATTTTGGTTTATAGTATTTTCTACTCATTTAGATCAGGTGTTAAAAAGTCGCTTAATTTAATACCACCTTGTCTGTCTCTTACCTTTTCTAAATTTAGACCTGAATAAAACGCATTTTTGGAAGGTGATATGTCTTCGTTAGTGTTTGTGTTCAATTCAGGGTAACTACTATTGTTATGTCTTAAATAGTCTATTAATCGTTCTGTATAGAACTCTGCAGTATTTCTTACTTCTTCACGTAGATCGTTTGCTTCTTGTCTACTTAATGGTGTACTGTTTTCTGCAGTTTTTTGTACTATGTTATTGTTCATTACTTTAAATCGTAAAAACGGTATGCACTCAAAGAACGCCCAATGTACTAATGAGTCTGCAATATAATCGTCTACCAATGTTTGATAAACCCCTGATAACGTACCACCTGATATTTTTGTTTGTAACGCTTCAAAAAGGTCTGTACCTAATACACGTTCAATGTGTTTTTTTTGTGCTACTTTAAGATATGGTAAGATAAATTCAATATCAACATTACCACCTATAGCAGTAGAATCTTTTAACTTGTTTTCTGATATAAATAATACGTAACTCATAATTTAACTTTTTCTACCTTGTCTAGGCATACGTTTCGGTGCTATTGCTACTCTTTTGTCGTTCTTCTTTGCAGTAAATCCTTCATTTCGTGCTTTTGTATATCCTATTAGTTCTGCGTCTTTAATCTTTGTACTAACGTCAATACCTAGTTTTGTTTTATAAATTTGTCTTAACCAATAATGATGACATTGTGCGCCCCCTTTAAATAAAAATTTATCATATCCTGCTTTTGAACCTTTTGGTGAAAACTCTTTATTTAGTTTAAACATTCTGTCAATGTCTTCTTTTCTGTATAGTTTTTTTGCAGCTAACATTTTTTGGCAAAAGTCTCTTTTTTTACCTGTCTTACGTTTTAAAAATTCGTCTTCAGCGTAAATATATCTTACTCTAAAGTAGTCAAAGGTTTTTTTACTAATTCCGTCTTGTTCACTCTTAGCGTCAGGTATTGCTCTACCTGTACTTAACTCTACTTTTTCTGTAGCTATTTTATTTAGTTCGCCTTCAAAATCAAATTCTACGTGTTCACCGTCTACTACTTCTTCTTCTACTAATTGCCAGTCTTCAGGTATGTCTTCTACAGTTTCTAAAAATAAATCTAGTTCTGTTTTTTCTACATTCATTCTAGTTTTTGTGTCTTCGTGTTTTGCACAAGGCATATATACCTTTTCACCATTTAGTTCGTGTTCGTGAAAACCCTCACAACCGAGTTCTTTTGCTTTTATTAACGCTTCTTCTACTGTACTATAAACAGGCATACCGTCAATATCACCTACTTTAGCTAGTTTTTCGCTTTCTAAGTTTTCTTGTTCTAACCTTTCTAAACCTAGTCTTTCACGTATTTCGTCTTTTGTCATTACATTACGCATATCTTCAACGGTAAACGTAGTCATAATTGGTGAAGATTGTACTATTTGTAAGTCTGCTTTTATATCGTTTACTAATAGTATTTTTTCTAGTGTTTTTAGTATATGTTCTTGGTAAGGTTTTACAACTGTGTTTTGGTATATCTCAAATGCTTGCATAAGTTCATCACGACCACCTAATTGTCCCTCTGTCTTAACACCTAATAACATAGGACTTGTGACTCTATGACCTGTCATTATGTTTTGCACTAATAACTCTTGTAATGCTAAGTATTGCTTGTCTGCGTTGCTAACGTCTATAGGTGTTATTTCTGCAGCTCTGTCTTTACTATCAGAGAAAGATAAAACAAATTTACCTGCGTTACCAGAACCCGAAAATTTCTTTTCTATACTACGTTCTATTTGTAGTCTTTCTTCTGCAGTCGGTACACCATTATTCATATTAATAAAATAAGAACCTGAAAAACCTCTTTCAATGTTACCTAAATGATACTCACTTACTTTTTGATCTATTAACGCCCAATTACACGCTGAACTATAATCAGGTGTATAGTACATTTCCATATTAGGACTGTACAAACCTGTGTATAGTATTTGACTAGGTGTTGTTCTGTCTAGTGGGTTAAATGCTGCTACTTCTTGTGGTTTATTTCGTCTTACGTTACTCCAGTCTGCACAGATATAATATTTGTCTATTCTACCTAATTCGTTCGGCAAACCTACTCTAAGGCGTTCTACAGGCACATGATATATTTCTGCTACCTGTCCTGACTTTGAATATATAACATTCAATGCAAAACCACCCTGTAGTTTAAAATCAAATGCACATTTTTTAAGAACCTCGTGTAGTGTCTCTTTACTATTAGCGTTTTTAAAGAAGTTTTCTAGCTTTGCGTTTAACTCTACACTATCTGTATCTTTTGCAGTTATATCTTGTCCTGCTATCATTTGTGCAGTAGCGTTTATAATAGCTGAATGTGTGCCTGAATTATAGTATAAATCTATTATAAATTGTGGGTACAAGTTTTTGTAGTCGTCTGTACCGTATTCAATCCAATTTTTACCACGTGCTTCTTGTATTTGTGGTGCAGTACTGTATTCTAAATTTATATTAATTAAATTTTCCATTATAAACTAGCTAATCTGTTATTTACTTTTGTTATAAAACCTGCAGTACTAAAACTAATGTCATCATATATTTGAACTTCAAAAATAGAACCTTCTAAATCATTTGCGTCTGTTGCTCTTACACCTATTGCGTCTATTAAAAACGTACCTGTCCTTGTATTTGTGTCAGTTTGTTCTGTACCGTTAAAAAATATTTTAATTAATCCATCGTCATTACGTGAAACTATTAAATTAAAGTTTGTTGCGTCTTGTATTGCACCTGAATTTAAATCAAAATCTTGTGCCGTACTACCTGCTATTCTAACTGTTATTGTGTCGGCGTCTTTAATTCTAATAAAGTGACCTGTTGTAGTGTTATCTGCTAAAACAACGTCATTATTAAAAGGTGTTTCTAAATTTAATCTTACTGCTATTGTAAATTGTTCGTCTAAAGATATGTCTGACGCAGTTTGTAAACTTTCATTTGCACCGTCAAAACTTACTGCACCTGTGCTTGCAGTATATTGTGGTTTTTCAGAGTCAGTTGCCTGTAACATATCAAAGTTACCTGTTTGGTCAGTCCAATTAGAAACGTTAGATATATCTGCACCTCCTAAACTTTTAAATTTATAAAATGCTTTTATATTAGGGTGTGTTGCAGGGTCAAATTCTGCTGAAACAGTAGAAGTTAAATTTTGCGATAAAGTTAATTTCATTACAGGGTGTCGTTCTTGTATATTAACGCTAAACCACTACTTATTTGAATTTGAGTAAATGATAAAAATAAAGTCGTGCCTGCACTATAAGATTGATGTAAGTTAGAATCTGTACCTGTAACGTTTGCACCTGTGTCTAGATCGGTTACAGTAGTATCTATTGGGAAATGTACTGCGTAACAATTTAAACTACCGACTGCATTATCACTTGCTACTACTATTTGTACGCCACCTTTTCCTAACTGTTCTGATAATAATTCTTGTGTTGTGTCCATTTAATTGATGTGTATATAATTTGTACTTGTTGTTTCTGTATATTGTGTGTATTTTACCTGCTCACTACCTACTGTTTCGCTTACTAATAGTTTGCCCTGTTCTACTAAACCTTTTACTACACCGTGTACACTACCTGTATTATTTGCTGCGTCTGTTTCGTTAATAGGTGCAGTATTTGCGTCTATTGTCGGTACTGTACCGTTAAAACTAACTTCATATACTTCGTATTTATAATATCCAAAAGGTGTTAAATTAATAGCACCTGTAAAAACATTTTCTGTAGTGTTATGTGTAAAACTAAAATCTGTGTACCTTTCTCTAATTGTTTGACTTTGTCCGTATGCGTATTTTACATTTCCTGATAAGTCATTTGTAAATTTTACTAAAAATCTAATTTGTGTACTTGGTACTGTTGTGTCTATTCTTTTGTCTTCTGTAGTCACATAAAAATTAGTTGTAGAACCGTAAGTTGCGTGTTGCATACTATATAATAGAAAAAGTTTGAATTTATTTTATAAGTAAAAAAAAAGGTGGTAAAATACCACCCTTCTTTTATTTATGAAAACATATTATGATGTTGTTACTGTTGCCGTAAACGCTGAGTTATCAAACGGTACGCTTGTATAGTCTGCTACAATACTAGCAGGGTAACTTTCTTGTCCACTAAATGTCAAATCTGAACCTGCCATATCTCCTAATGCTGCACCTGAAACGTTTGTACCTGTATTTAATTGTAAACCGTTTTCTACTCCTAAAGCTACAATAACTCTTTTACCTGAACTATTGATTTGGTTTAACTCTACAAATATTATTAATCTGTTTTGTGATAATAGTTTTATTTCGTTTCTGTCTGTAACACTTAATTTATGTAATTTAATATTAACTGACTGGTCAAAGAATATTGTACCATTTTCTGTACTACCTGTGATAGTCTCTGTAAATGATCCTGTACCCCTAACTAACTCGTACTTAAATAGCTCTTGTCCTGTACCACTACCTGATAAATCCAAGTCTGTGATAGTACCTGATGCTGGTTCAATACCTGCACCACCATTTTGACCGTTTATACCTGCGTCTGCGTGTTGTACAAAGTATACTGCCTTTACACCACCTACGGTGTCCCTACAATCTAATTGTCTTCCTGTTGTTAATTCACAAGCCATATTTATTATTTTAAGACAGTTTAAGAGGGTTTTGACACCCTCTCTTACTGTAAGTTAATTATTAGTCTATTCTTACAATTTCGCCACCTTGTGCGTGCTGACAACCTGCAGTAAATTTAGCTACTACTCTGATGTTATCAGAACCGTCTAAGTCAGCCATATCTAACATTTTAAGTTCTGTGTGGTCAGAAACTAAGTCTGTACCAAAGAATAAATTTGACTGTTGTGCTGCTATCATTTTGTTTTCTACCATACCCGGACATACTGCGATCTTAACACCATTAAACATAGGTACAAAATCGTCATTCATATTGAATAGTCTTTGATAACCTGAATTTGCTTGGTTCGCTAAGTAAAGTCTGTAAGAAGATACTGACATATAAATATACAAATCTTCTTTTCTATATAATGCCGAAGGAATTGCGTTTACAAGTGCGTTTAGGTCGTCATCTATACTTGTTACAGTATAAGCTGAACCTGCACCTGCTGAATTATCTACATCTACAAGTGTGTCGCCTGCAAAAGTTCCGTCTGTTGGGTGCATAAAACCTGTAAATTCATTTGTGCCACCGTTTCCTGCCCAAATGTTAGTTTCTACATAGTCTGCAATAGTAGACGATAAGTAAGACATTACAAACGCTGCAAAGTCGTCAGACATTCCGTCATTGTGTCTACCTGCAGTCATTTGTGCAGATTGAAAATCTTGTAGTAAATCTTTCTTGCATAAATCTACGTTAATTTCTAATTGTTTTGGTGTTAATACTCTTTCAGTCAAAGTAAGTGTACCTGCGTCGTTAAAGTCGCAAGTTGCGTCTTTAATCATATTTGTTGTGCTTACTTTACTTATGTTTCTTTTGAATTTTATATTTTCTAATACTGTTAAAAACTCTAAAGATTTTGATGACTTTAATGCTGCACCTATATATTGTCCTGCGTGGTCACCTGAATAATTTGATGTTATTGAAAAACCCATTTTATTATTATTTAGTTATTATTTATTTAAGTTATAAAAAAACCTTTCTCTACTATTCATTCTAGCGTAAGGTTTTGTATTTGTTTTTGTTTCGTTGAATTTACTTACCTCAACAGGTTTTGTTGCAGGTTTTTTAGATAATTCTACGATTTGTGATTGTAATTCTTCTTTTTCAGTAGTTAGTTCACCGTTTATATCTTTCATTTCTTCAAGTTCTGCTGAAAGTCTTGACACGTCTGACCTTACTTCTTCTAAAAGTTCTTTAATTACTACACCTATTTCTTCAATAAGTGCTTTTTTGTCAAAGTTTTCGTTTTCTACTTCTTCTGACATTTCTTCTTCTTCTACTGCTTCAACTTCTTCTGTTTCTTCTGTTTCGTCTTCGTCTTCTTTTTCTACTTCTTTTTTCTCCATTGACGCTACGATACCTTCTTTTTCTACTTTAAATTCAACACCGTCTTCTGTTTCGTAAGTTCCTACAGGAACAGGCATTGTACTTCCGTCTTCTGCTAATATCATTACTTCTACGCCTTCTGCAAGTTCGTCTGCTTTAGAAACGACAATAGTACCGTCAATAAGTTTAGCTTGAAATTCTAGGTTTACTTCTTCTTGTTTGTCTAAACCTAATGCTGATAATATTTGTTTTTTTAAATCCATTTTTTAAAGTCTTTAGTATATAATAGAATTATTTATTTGTTGTTTGATTTTAGTAATCAAAATCAATTTTATTTAAAGGGTTGTTTTGTTTTTTATTAAAGTTATTTATTATAGTTTCATATTGTGATACATTTACTTTAACACCTAAACTTTTTGCGTTTTTTTCTACAATAGATATAGCGTCTTCTAATTTGTCTGCTACATTTTCTGCTTTTTTATAATCAGCAATGTATTTATTATTTAATTTAAAAACTTTTTGTGCAGCTTTTTCTTGTTTATTACGTGCTGTGTCAAACTTTTTTTCAACTTTTAAATACGCTTTTTCGTCTTTTGCAAAATCTTGTTCTGCTTTTTTTATTTTTTCTTTTGAAATACTTAAATAATCTTCTGCTATGTCTAATTGTGCTGCTGCTTCATTTAATAATTGATTTACCCTGTCATAAGACGAAACTTCTGTTTTAATTTTACTGTCATCTAATTTATCTGTCAAAGTTTTTAGTTGTCCTGATAATTTATCTAAAGTTTTTATATCTTTTAAACTATATTTCTCTACCTTTTCACCTTTTGCGTTAGATAGTATTGTGTTTAGTTTGTCTTCGTAATTTTTGTACATAATTTTTAATTTATAATTTCATTGCATTGACGCTTTTTTTAACTAAATTTTTTCCTGATGTTATTGCTTTTTTTAAACTATTTCCATATTGGTTTACTTTTGGAATATCTACACCTAATTCTTTAGCCATTTTTTTTGCTTTTTCAATTTTTTCTAATTCGCTTTCAGCTTTTAATATTACAGATTTGCCAATATTTTCTGATTTTGCTCCTGCTCCATTTAATATGACAGAACCTCTTTTAAGTTCATCATAGATTTGTCCTATGTTTTTTTCAACATTATCTAATAAACCTAATTCAACTTTATTTATCTTACCTTCTTTTACTAACTCGTTGTATGCTTCTACTATTTCTTCGTCTGTAACTGTTTTGCTCATTTTTTCCATTTTGTCTACAAAATAACCCTCTATTGATAAACCTTTTAATTCACCTGCTTTTATCTTTTCCCACAAGTCGTTATTTTCTATTTTCATTTTGACAAACCACGTACCATTTGGTAGATCGTAGCCATACATTTTAGACTTGTCTTGGTCGCCTTCTTTTATCCAACTTTCTACTGTCAATACTCCTGCTACTCTGTCTTCGTGTTGATATGTAGCTTTATGATGATTGTTGTATTTTAAGTATAATTCACTTGCTCTGCGTACCGTGTTTTTAGAAAAAAATACGTAATACTCTGAATCTGTATTAGGGTTGTATCTAAATATCTGTTTGTTAGGTATTAGTGCAGGACTAATTAACATTCTTTTTTCTTCGTCAATCTTTGAGAATGTAAGATTATGCTTGTCTTTTCCAAAAAATACAAAATCTACTTCTATTGCAGGGCTTGTTACTAGACTTATTGCGTCTATAGATAGTTCTTCGTTATCGTCACTTATTACAAGTTCTGTGATCTTAGTAAGTTTTTTCTTCATATTTATATAATAGATTTAAATTAGTTTTATTTGATTTTATATTGTACTACGTCTTCGTATTGTTTGTAGTCTGTCTTGACTGTTAGTAATATCGTCAGTTACTACAAATGCTCTAGGTGGTTCTGCTTCTTGTGGTGTTGTTAATGTAAATGCACCACTTGTCATTTGTGGTGAAGGTGCTTGACCTGTAGCTGACGGTATTGATCCACCACCACCTTTTTCTTTAGGTACTTTAGTTGCAAGTATTTTTCTAACGTTTGCTATACCTGCTAATGTTATTGCTGCACCTGTTACAAACCCTGCTACACCTGTTTGTGAAAATGCTTTTGTTGCACCTGCAATAGTGTCTATTGTCGCTTGTGCTACTGCCATTGCTTTACTTTCGCCTAATAAATCTCCTAATGCACCACTTAATTGACTAAATGCAGCCATTTGTTCTTGTTTACGTTCTTGTTCAAGATCGTGCAATTCTTGTCGTTTGTCTGCTTCTTCTTTTATATTTTCTAACGCTTGTTCTTGTAGTTCTTTTTCTAAGTCTTGTTGTTCACGTTTAAGACTTATTGTGTTTGTTAATTGTTCGCTTTCAAAACCTGTAACTTGTGCTATAATACCTTCACGTTCTGCTATTGCTTCATTAAGTGCTATTTGTAATTCAACGTTATCTTTGTTCTTGTCTAGTTCTTTTTGTGCTGCGTCTACTGTAATATCTGCATTCGCTAACATCAATTCTTTTTGTTCTTTAAGTAGTTCACCAAGTTTTTCGTTTGCTGCTATTCTTTCAGGCATTGATTTGCTTTCGTCATCTCTAATCTGTCTTTGTACTTCTGCTTGTCTGTCAAATTGTTCTAACAATATACGGTTTCTACTTTCTGCGAGTGCTGCTGACTTGTCAAGTTCTACGTTTGATTTTGCTGCGTCTAGAGTGCTTTTAGAAAAGTCTTTAATCTTATTTGTAACTTTTGTAATTGCGTTGTCCATTTGTGCAGTCTCTACAACGTTACCTGTAACCGTGTCTTTTAAGTTACCTAGTGCAGTTTTTGCCGTTTCGCTAGCTTCTTTAAAATCACCTTTAAATACTTGAAACAACGCCTTACCTAAACCCCCTATACCTTCTACAAGGTTTTTTACTCTAGTCATCACTTCAACCCCAAGTGTTCTACTAAAAGATAACGCATTTTTTACTGCTTCACTACCAAATAATTTACTCATAAAACTTGACGCTTTACCTGTGTTTTCTGATAAAAAACCAAAAAACTTATTGAAGGTTATGCTTAAAAACTCTGTAGCCGTTCTGAAACCGTCTGCTACTCTTTGATTTTGTCCAAATATTTCTTTGAGTTGTGTAAAAGCTGCAAGTATTAAACCGACACCTAATGCTTTTAAACCTGAACCTAGTTTTTTTACAGAACCTGTTAATCTTTTAAACCCTTTTCCACCTTCACTTGTTGCTTTAGTTAATTCTTGAGTTTCTTTTACACCACCTTTTAGTTCGTCTGCTAATTTTTCTACGTCTTTTGCAGCGTCTTTTATATTTCCTTTTATTTCAAATTCAAATGTTTCTTTCATAATTTTAAAAATCTATTGATGTTTTACAAGTCATCATTTTAACGTTTATATACCATTCTATATTTACGTTAGACTTACCTACACATTGCACAGTTATACCACCTGCTCGTGGACTATCTGCAAGTACAGGGTTTGTTAAATCAGAGTTGTTTATTTTATATGTAGTGCTTTGTGTTATACTGTCTGTTGCAGTATCTGTACCTGTTTTATATGCACCTTCTATTTTAAATTGGTCAAATCTACCTGCTACACCACTACTACCACCAAATTGCAACGCAATTACGTCTATTTCAAACATTTGTATTGATCCTGCTATTTGTTGAATGTAGTTTGATACGTCTAAATTCGTGTCTGTAAAGTCTATATCACCTGTACGTTGTACCATAGCACTATTTGATTGTGTACCAATAGTAACCGTATTCATTAAAATAAAACTTGTTTGAAATACTGCTAAACGTTCTTCTATTGTGTCAGCAGTTTCTAAAAAAGTACCACCACCTAAACAAAACTCACCTTTATTTTTTGCTACTGCAAAAGTACCTGCAACTAGACAATTACTAACACCATTTTCTATAATGTTATTTTGACCTATAATTAAAGAATTTTGATTATCACCTTTTGTTTTGTTTTCTTTTCCTGTTACTATTGTGTTTTCTGTACCGTCTTGTATTTCGTTTTCTACACCTTCAACTCTTGACGTTTGACTTTTGTTTGATTTGTATAAATTTCTAGGGTATTTAAATGCGTAACATATACCGTCTTTTTTATCAAATTTATAACCATAAGCACGACAAGTAACTTCATTTGCAAACGTGTCGTTTGTACCGTCTGTAAATATAACTTCACCTGTTGGTGTTATTCTTTTTGGTTTTATTTTAAATCCTCTTTTAAATTCCATTATGGTAGTAATATTAATTCTACAGTCGCTAGTTCGTCTTGTTTATATTCTATTTTATTTACTCTAAAATCTCTGTTTTTGATTATAACACGATCATAAAAATTAAAATTAGTAATATCAGAAGGTGTTAAATTTATTTTTACTGTTAATGTTCTAGTGTCAGGGTGATATAGTTCGTCAAAATATCTGAACCAATATGTATTAAATAAATTATCTATAGGTGCTGCACCCATTGAAGAAACTAACATTGCACCACCAAAATTAAAGTCAATAGACTCATCTGCAGGTACATTTGTTGTATGTGAAAATTGTAAAAATTGTGTAAATGCACTAAAAAAAGAAGTGTTATTTTGTGCTACACTTGAATAGGTAGAACTAGGTAAATTAACAACGCCTATGTCGTACAATATTCTTGCTTCGTTTTCAAAATCTGTAGAGGTTTCGCCTTTCTGTGCAAAAATACTAGGTACAGTAAATTCTGTGTCTACTGACTCCATTAAAGGTTTCATAAACGTAGGTGCAAAAACTTCTAGTTCTATATCTTTTTTTGTTTTAAGTAAATTGTACCTTTCGTTTAAAACAATTTTTTCACCATAATATTGATTTGTAAAGTTTTCGTAAGTAGATAAAGAAAAGTCGTTATCGTCTTTTTTGTAAGAAAACCTAGTAGACATATCTAAATTTTGAATCGGTCGTAACACGTGTTCAGAATCGTCAAGTTTATCTGTCCAATTATGTTCTTTAGCGTCTATAGTAGTAGTGTCAGCGTTGTCTATAAATATTTTATCATACGGTTCTATTATAATATTGAAAGGGTTTTCTTTGTCTTCTAAAAAAACAAGATTAAACATTTTTCGCAAGTCGTTTAATATGTCAAATAGTTTTGTTTCACCTCTTTTTTTTGTTAGTAAATTTTGTAGTGTTTGACCTGTTGAGCTATATGTAAAAGTAACGTTACTTTGAAAGACTACTTGATTGAAAGGTGCAGGGCTTATTCGTTGTCGTATAGTGTTAGAATCTGCTGCTTTTACTTGCAATTCTATATAATCACCTACTGCTAAATTTAGTTCTGCTGATCCTCTTATATCTTTCTCATTTAATTGTGTTGATGAAAAACTCCCTGCAATACTAAATATTTTTTTATTAATTACTGCCTTTAATACATTTGTAGCTGAATAGTGTGCTACTCTAAACCTGCCGTCTTTTTTTAAATTAGAATCATTTTCTAATGTAATTACATATCTGATATGTACGTTTAAGTTTGCAACAGTATTTACAAACCTATTTGATGTCAAATTAAAAAATGAGTTGCTTGCGTTTGTATTTATACTATCAAATTTATACGCCTGATAGCTACCTGTTGGGAAAAAATCTTGGTGGGTAAAATTAACTACTTCGTCACGTCCTGAACGGTCTATAGCAAAAGCACCTTCACCCCAATTAAAATCCATATATAGTCTTTTAAATTGATCAGTATTAAAAAAGTCACTACTAAATGTAAAGTCTGTTTGTGCAAATATTTTATCTACTAAATATTTTATTTTAAGAAAAGGTCTAAATGCTTGTTCTAAATTTATTAATCTAATGTTATTTTGATTATTAACAAGACTACCTGTCCAATCACAAAAAGGATATTTTAATACATCTGTTGTCGTAGCACCTGTAGTTCCTGCAAAACTATTTAAGGGTAAGGGGTTGTCTAATTGTAAAACACCTGTAAAACTATTTACTATATTGTCTTTATTGTACTCGTGTTCTAATTCGTCAAAATTTAAATGTGCTATTGTTTGATTTTCTAGTTTGTCTTTTAATGAAAGTGTGTTGGTAAAAAGGTTTACATTATATATTGTTTGATCGTCTTTTTTTATTATGTCATTCAATTTTAAAAATCCGTCTAAAATAGTATATCCGTCATTTTTTAATACTGCCTTTGTCTTTATATATGGGTTAAAAATAGTTGTGTTAAAAACAAAATCGTCAGTTTGACTTGACCGTGTTATTTCAAATATTTCGTTAAAAATTTTGTTGTTTCTACCTGTTGCAGGTAACATAAAATCTTTACTATAGCTTTTGGTTTGTTCTATTGTGTTCTTAAATTCGTCTACACTTAAATTTACAGGTATTGCTTCGTCATCAAATATGTCACAAATTACTTGACCGTCTTCTAAATTTTCAAATGTTACATTGCTAAAATCTATTGTTTCAGATATAGTAACTTTGTCTATTTTAATTATTTCGTTATCTGTTGAACGAAAGGTTAAAATTATGTCTTCTGCACTACTAAAAGGTGTGTATAGTATTGTATGAATACCAACAGTTTGTATTGTGTTGTTTAATATGAACAAATTAGATGTGTTTGCAGGACTTACAACGTTTACTTCTAATATAAAGGGGTTGGTAGGTATTTGATCTACTTTAATAGTCAAATCATAATCAGTACCTACGTTTAAATTTGTAATTCTTTGTGCAGCACCTGAAAGACCATCACTAAATATATTTGTGCTTGTACTTGTTAAAGTAAGTTTACTACCTGATACACTAGGTGCAGTTACGTTTGAAGTGTGAAATAACTCCCAATTTCCTATTGGTACTAAAAAATTACCTGTAGATATTTGATGTACTGCAGCTATATAATCATTTGCGTCTAAACCAAAACCACTTGAACTACCTAAACCTATGTTTAATACTTGTAAAGCTGCACCGTCACCTGAAGAAAATATAAAATGGTGATTAGCTACATATTGTGATTGATCTACTATAGCAGTTGAACTATATCTACCTTCATGTGATTGTGGAAATAATATTAGTTGTGTACTACGCATTTTGTATTACTCTATTTTTACTACGTTCTATTTCTACTGTGTACTGAATTAAATTGTCGTTTGCTTTAGTTTTTCTTGTGTATGTTTGTGAAGTTAGTACAACAGGTTGTACATATTTTCTTAAATATCCTGTGTCTGTGTCAGAACTAAATTCATTCAAAATATATACTTCAGGACTTGTAAATAGTTGTTCAAACCATATTGCTTCAGCTTCTGACATATAGTCTGTGTTCAACGTAATACTTTCTTTTGCGTTTGCTCTAAATGTTTTACGTCCACCTTTATACCCATGCAGTCTAAAAACTGACTCATTCCAACTGCCTGAAAGTTGTTTGTATGTTACTCTATTTGTAGATATGTTTCTTGTGTTTTTTCTAGTAAAGTTAAAGTAGTCCCATGCACCATGTCTATTTAGCCACGTTAATCTTATTTTTTCAAATCCTTTACAATTATCGTCATCAATATTAAATATGTAATTTTTACTAATTGTGTTACCTCTGTCGTCTTGCATAACGATTATATAGCTTTTAGCACCTGACGTACTTATAACACCTGTATTTTTAAAATTGCCTGTACCAACGCCTGTAAAGATAAGTCTTGAATTACTATCACTTATGTTACCACCTTTACCACCGTTTGCAGGTGTGTTAGTTATAAAATCAGTAGATAACAAACTACCTGTACCATTTATACCTGTAAATACTTGAATTGCTAATTGACTAACTTTAGGTCTGTTTGCGTTTGAACCACCTATAGCAAAGTCTTCTTCATAATTGTTAAAAAAAGCTAACGTGTGATAATCTGAACTACCTATTTTTTGAGTAGTCGGACAGTCTGTTAAAAATTTAGAATCAGTATCATTTGGTATGTAATTAAATGCGTCTAGATCGTAGCCAAAATTTGTACCGTCACTTTTTAAAATGTCTTCTTCTTGTAGTGTACCGTTGTAAATGAAAAAGGTGTCACTTCTTTTTGCAATATTTGTGTCTATTGTAGGTGTGTCTAAAATAGAATTACTATACTGTACTTTAAAAATTATTCTTAATAACCTTAAAGACTTTTCATTTGTACACATTGCGTCTATAGTGTGTAGACTGTGTGGGTTTTCGTCTGAAAAAATAGTACCTTTAAATGCACTTCCGTTGTTAGGGTTGCTTAAACCCACTCTACTACCTTGATTTTCACTTTCTACATAAGACTGTAAAACACTACTAAAGTCAAATATACCTACACCCTTACCGTTTGGTGTTACTTTTAATGTAATTATACTAGGTGCAGTTGAAATATTGTTTTTTGCTACACTTACTTCTGCAATAAATTTGACATTAAATTTGTTTGCTACTATTGTATTGTCTTCTACTACAAATATAATAGGTGAATAGACAGGTATAAGTTTATATTTTGGTGTTTGTTTAATAATCATTTTATTGTACTTATTTTATTTTTAAAATCTTCGCCAAACTTTAATAGTATTTCTTTAGGCAAGTCTTTTAAAGCTAGCCTAACAGGTGTAGTAAAAAAACTAATACCTTTTATACCGTTAAAATATATTTTTCTAGCTATCAAATATTGTAAACTTTTTCTACTCATAAATCTACCTTTTTCGTCACGTGGTGCTATACCACGTCTTACTATCCATTTGTCTAATGCACTTGCAGGGGGTTGTAAGTTTTTGTATCTAAAAGGACTTTGTCGTCTTGTGTTATTTATGTCTTTGTAGTATTGTCTTTTGTTTTTACCACTTACACCTTTGTCTACAAACTGACCGTGTCCTTCCATTGTAAATCTTACTTCAAAACCTTTGTTTGTTGATACAACTTTAAATTTTATAGAATTTAACAAACTACCTGAAACTACCTTGTCACCTTGTTTAAGGTTAGTTTTCGCATTTCGTACGATCTTACGACCTACTGACTTTAAATAGTTTTCTACGTTACGCACCTGCTACAAATACTTCTACTGTTACATTTTGGTCTGCACTATCAACTATAATACTTTCTAAATCTTTCATTGAAGTTTCTATAGTTGCAGTTGAATCATTTACTGCTACTGCGTCATGTGGTGTACCCATCATAAAAGATTGTCCTGCAGGTAATGATATAGTTGCACTTCTTTCTGCTGCACTATCGTCATTGCCTGCGTCTATTTGTAAAGATAGATTGACGTTGTTTGTGCTATCTAAATTAGTAACTCTAATATATTTAGTGTCTTGTATATCTACTGCACCGTCAGAACTTGCAATAGTATCTTTTGTCAATACTACTGTACCGTCTGAATTTGCAGGTATTGTTACTACTCTTTCATAAACACTTTCAACGCCTGTGATCGTTAATTGATTTGTTGAACCTCTAGTTGATCCATTTAGTATAAGGTCTTCTGTTATTGTTACTGTTAAATTTGCCATATTAATTAATTATTTTTTTGTACTTTTTGGGTGTTTCTTAGGTAGTAAGTCGTAGTCAGTAGTATATTTAGGGTTTTGTGGTCTACCATTTTTTACTAAATATAAATATGCGTTTACCCTTGCAAACGCCCAACGTGAAGGTGATTTTATACGTGGACTATGTGACGTGTTAAACGCCCCTAGACCTCTTTGAAATACTGCCTTTAGTTGTCCTACTGTTACGCCATACCCTAATTTCTTTTTATATCTTTCGTTAAAGTCATCTGACTTTTTTTGTAATGTTTTTAAGTCTTGTTTGCTTACTTTAGCACCTCTACTTGTGCTTGCGTCACCTTTTGCAGTACCCTTACCTTTTGGTCTTGGGTTAGGTGTGTCTGACTTAGGTGCTTTAGGACTTTTTCTTACTCCACCTCGTTCACCTATTTCTGCAAGTTTTTGTTCAATTTGATCTAACTTTCTTATTGCCCACTCTACACCCTCTGTACCACCCCATGCGTCGTACATTATACCACCACAACCTTCGTCATAAGGTACGTCTTTGTTTTGTTGGTGTCTTTTAAAACTAGCCATACGAGCTATAGTTTCTCTACTTATTTTTTCTCTACGTGCTAATTGTCCTGCACGTGTCCAACCTATACGTGTACCACAAGTTGTGCCTTTTTCTTCTTTATATTTTATTGCTCTTTTTGCGTTATTGCTAGCTGCTTTTGGGTAGTCGTTATAAGTCTCAAACTTAACAACGATTGCACGCAGCTTTGTCATTACAGTTGCATATTTCATAGCTTATTTTTGGTGGTATTAATGTTATTGTAAGTTTTCCTATTCTAAATTTTATCATTTTCCTATTTGTGTTGTGGGTTGTGGTATATTACAACTTTCAAAAGCCTGTTCAACTATTATTGGTAAATTAAATACCCACCCTGTTACTGAATTATCAAATCTCTCTGTAAATGGTTCTAGCGTAAAATTGTCATCAACAAAATATTGTGGTGTATCACCGTGTGTAGCTAAATAATGATTAAGACTTTGCCCATGTTTAAATGTGCTTATAATGTCTGTAGATATACTTAAACAGTCACTTAATACTTCTTGTTCATTACTTTCGTCAGGTTCTACTAAGTCCATAATAAATATTTGAAAATTAAATGTAAACTGTGATTTACTTGCAATAACGTTTACGGGGTTTATATGTAGTAGAGGGAATAAAGTGTTTTTTTCTAAATCTAATTCAAACACGTCACCTGTGCTTACTGTTTTGATTTGTAAATGATTAGTACCA